CCACACCACCAGCTGGGCAAGTTCCTGATAATGTTTCAGATTTGCCATTTTGATATTAATACAACCGCCTCTAGTTTATTAATTTAAGCTAGTTGGCGGTTAATTTAGTTGGTTACATTTTGTAACTAACTTATTTTTTGTATATTTGACAAAACAAACGTGGTAGATTGTTTCAAGATATTTTAGGCTTCACACCTAAACCTGAGAACAACCTCTAACTACTACCACAGTTAGGGGTTTTCTCTTTTTATAAATTAATAGTTTACTGGTATCTTAAAACCTTTATTCTTATGGCTAATATAGAAATAAAGTTTTTTTGTGATTCTGGAATAGAAGATTTTATTAAAGTTGAAAATTCTGGGAATGAAGTTGTTATAAGTGGTAAAGATGGTAATTGTTTTTTTCAAATTGATTTAGACAAATCCACAGCTATTAAATTTGCTAAAACATTACGAACCGAAATTAATAAAATCACTGAGTAATGAAACTAAAACAAGCATTTGAACGATTGAAATTTACTATTTCTAATCAAAACAAACCAAACACAACCGATATTGAAGCCTTTAATAAATTAGCTGAATATTTTGAGTTAAACCAAAAAGATGTTATTCAGAATAATTTATTATTTGCGAAACTTTACGCATTTGTATTATCTGAATTTACTAATCACTATACGGAATTAGACAGAGCTAACAAAGAAATAAATAAAATATTATCTGAGCATATAGATTTAAGAATTGAATATCTTTTAATTAAAGCTAAAGAAATGGAATTAAGAAACTATTTTAAAAGAAAAAGAATTTTAGATCCTTTCTTAAATGATAAAACAGTTAGTGAACTTGAAGAAATACACGAAAGGCATTTAAAAACACTTCCAGATTTAGACCCTATTGAATTTGCTAAGTGTGGTAATAATTGGAATAAAGAATCTATTATCTACAACCTAGAAACAAACATTAATTTATCAATCCAAAACTTAAAAAATAATGTTTGAAAAAATTGAGTTTGAAGAACAGAAAACAGATAGTAAACAAGATTTATCTATTAAACTATCTCAATACGAAATCAAAGCAACCGATGTTATTCCAGAACCTGAAATAGCTTTAAGAATTGGAAATGCAGTTATAGGAACGTTGGGAAATATCCTGTCTATTATTGGTAAAGCTAAAAGTAGAAAGTCTTTCTTTATTACTATTGCTATTGCTGTATCAATTTCAAAAGATACTATCTTTAATTTGTTTAAAAATGAACTTCCTAAAGATAAAAATACAGTTTTATACTTCGATACCGAGCAAGGTAAATATCACGTGCAAATGGCACTAAAAAGAATTTGTAAATTAGTTGGAGTTCCTGAACCAAAGAATCTAAAAGTTTATGGACTACGTGCTTTAAACCCAACCGAGAGAACTGAGTTAATAGAATATGCAATTTACAACACTGCGAATTTAGGAATTGTTTTTATTGATGGTATTAAAGATTGTATAACATCTATTAATGACGAAGAACAAGCTACTATGATTGTGTCTAAGCTAATGAAATGGAGCGAGGAAAAGAATATACTTATTACAACCGTTTTACACCAAAACAAAGGCGATAATAACGCAAGGGGTCACATAGGTACAGAATTGAATAATAAGGCTGAAACAGTGCTTAGTATTGCTAAATCAACCGATAATGAAATGGTTTCAATAGTAGCTCCAGAGATGTGCAGAAATATAGAGCCTCAGTCTTTTGCTTTTGAGATTGACGATAGTGGTATTCCTTATATTTCTGATTACGATGTTACTCCTAAGCAAGCTAAAAAACTAACTAAAAAAGAATTATTTGAATGCTTTAAAAATGCTATTGTAATAGATATTTTTGCCTCAAATACCGATTTAGGAATAGGGTATGGTCAATTACTAGACCACTTCAAAAGAGCATTTATGAATAAATGTGCTGAATCTATAGGTGATAATAACGCAAAAGATTACATAAAAGAATTAATTGAAACATCGTATGTTCTTAAAAGCCAAACAGATAATAAATATTATATTGGAACTGTAAATGAGGATGAAAATGTACCTTTTTAATGATAAAGTATAAGAATATTAATGTTAAAAAGTGGTTTAGTTTATAGTAAACCAGTATACTAAACCGCTAAATTGGTTTAATGGTTTAAAACCCTATATATAGATAGGGTTTAAACCTAAACTAGTAAACCAAACTAAAGTAAACTAATATGACCAAACAAAACAAAACTATATTAACTCAACTTGCACTAACAGCACTTAAAGAACGTTACCCATCTTTTCCTGAACACGCTATTCCAGTTCCAAAATATTCAGATAGTACAGCAAACGGATTGACTAAATGCGTTATTGACTTTTTAAACTATTCTGGTCATCAAGCAGAACGCGTCAGTTCGATGGGCAGAATGTTAGACAAGACTAAAGTAGTTGAAGATGTGTTAGGTAGGCAAAGAACAATTGGATCAATGCAATATATCAAAGGCACATCTACTAACGGAACAGCAGATATATCTTCAATTATTAACGGTAAATCAGTTAAGATTGAAATTAAGATAGGTGCAGATAGGCAAAGCAAAGCACAAAAGGAATATCAAATAGCAACTGAAAAAGCTGGAGGGATATATTTAATAACTAAAACATTTGATGAATTTATGGCACAATATACAGGATTATCAGCAGAGGTAAAACTCCGCATCGTAGCAACCCACAAAGAAACATTACAGCAGTTCACAAGTTATATGAGTTATAGTGAATGGATGCTTTTTAAAAAGAATAATAAATATAATTATAACGCTTATCAGATATGAAACATAACGAAGAACAACAAGTAATCGATATGTATTATCACGACAAATTAGAAGCCTATCAAATCTTTGCAGAATTGAAAAGAAAAATTAAATTGTCAGAAATTAAATTGGTAATTGCAAAGTCAAAAATGACCTGCGAATCTTTTATTGAAATAATTGTGCCAAGTTCAATGAATTTTTAATATCTTTGGGTTTATGTTAGATGAACTTTGTAAAAAAGATACTCAATGGAGAATTATAGCTTTGAAGATTTGCAAAGATAAATTGTTAGCCGATGACTTAGTGCAAGAAGCATACTTAAAAGCATATAAAATTAATAAAGAAATTAACGATTTCTACTTTTGTATGATTATAAAAAACACATTCTTAGATTATTTAAAGCAGAAAAAAACAGTTAGTATTGAAAATTTTTATAATTTTACAACTCCAGAACCATTTGAACTAGATGACAATCAGTTGAAAATAATAAAAGAGTGTTATTGGGTAGCAAGAGATTTACTATTAATGAACGAAGATAAATCTATTAGAAACATTGCAAAAGAATTAAATGTTAATTACCAATTTGTTTATAGAATTATTAAAGCAGAAAAATTAAAATGGCAAAATCAAGAGGCTTAGGCGATACAGTTGAGAAAGTAATTAAAGCTACTAACTTAGATAAGTTAGCACCTAAAGATTGCGGTTGCGATAAACGAAAAGAATATCTTAATACACTTTGGAAATATAAAGTGGCACGATGTTTGACAGATGATGAGTATCTATTTTGGGATGACTTCATAAAAGAAAGAACATTAAGGCTTTCAATTAAACAAGTAGATTTTGTATGTGAGCTTTATGCTTCAGTATTTAATAGAAATTTATGGAAGCCATGTACTTCATGTAGTCCAAAACCTTTAATATTAATGATTGATAAACTAGATAAAATTTATGAAACCCATATTACTAACATTAGCACTAGCACTATTAATTAGTTGCACACCATCGGATGATAATACTCCTGTAGATTGTACAAAAGGAACTATTATTAAATCGGAAGTTTTAAAAGTAGATAACTCAAATGATTACTTCTCTGAATTTACAGTTAAGAATGATTGTACAGGGCAAGAAAGAGTTATTTCTAAAATAGGAATTTATAAAGTTGGGGATAAGTATTAACTTGAAACATTCAAATTAATTTCAAAATGGATGAGAAAAAATCACATGGGGGCGCAAGAGCTAACGCAGGAGCACCTAGAAAGGCAGAAGTAGAGCAAAGTAATGTTATATTCTTAAACGCTATAAGAGAGCTTAAGAATGTAGATAATGACTTAGACGCTAAAAAGTCTTTTGCTATTGATTTATTAAGTTTTGAACGTGGCAAAATGTTTATTGCTGAACATTTATTTGGAAAGCCAGAGCAAACTGTAAACACAAACCTTAATGTAAATGATTTCAATTTAAAGGATGTCATTAACTTTAAATAAAAAATACAAACACTTATACGAAAACACAACACGATTCTTTATAATTACAGGAGGTCGAGGTAGTGGTAAATCATTTGAAGTCGGGGCATTTGCTTCGGCTTTATCATTTGAAGCAGGTCATAAAATCTTATTCACTAGATATACAATGAAGTCTGCAAACGATTCTATTATACCAGAGTTTCAAGAAAAGATTGACTTAATAGAAGCAAACCATATTTTTGATATAAACAAATCTGAAATAAAGAATAAACAGTCAGGGAGCGAAATACTTTTTAGAGGAATTAAAACATCTTCAGGAGACCAAACAGCAAATCTTAAATCGCTTCAAGGAATTACAACTTGGATATTAGATGAAGCTGAGGAGCTTGTTGACGAAAGTGTATTCGATAAAATCAACTGGAGTGTTAGGCAGAAAGGAAAGCAAAACAGAATTATAATAATGCTTAACCCATCGACCAAAGAGCATTGGATTTACAAACGGTTCTTTGAAAGTGTAGGAGTGCAAGAGGGTTTTTGCGGTTCTAAAAACGATGTAACTTATATTCATACTTCTTACTTAGATAATATTGAAAACTTAGAGCAATCATTCTTAGATGACATTCAAAGAGTTAAAGAAACTAATATTAAAAAATACAATCACGTTATTTTAGGGGGTTGGTTGGATAAAGCAGAAGGAGTTGTATTTACTAATTGGGAGTATGGAGTATTCAATCCTGATAATTTACAGACTTCATTCGGTCAAGATTACGGATTTAGTATTGATCCAACAACATTAGTAGAGGTTGCAATTGATAAAGCTAAAAAGATAATTTATGTTAAGGAACATCTTTACAAAGCTAAACTAACTACTTCTGAAATAGCACACATAAACAAATCAATAGCAGGTAATAAATTAATCGTTGCCGATAGTGCAGAGCCTCGTTTAATAGATGAGTTAGTTAAGTTAGGTTGTAGGGTTATTCCAACTACAAAAGGAGCAGGAAGTATATCGGCAGGAGTTGCAATAATGCAAGATTATAAATTGATAGTTGAGGGAGAAAACATAGGTAAAGAACTTAATAACTATGTTTATACTGACAAAGGCAGTCAGTTGTTTTTAGATACCTGGAATCACATTATAGATGCAATACGATACAATGTTTCTTATAATCTTACAGGAGGTTACAAAATAGAAATCCGTTAAAGTAAGTAACAAAATCATACTTTTATCGTTTAATAGTATGAAGATAACTATTCCAGAATCGATAGCCGATATTAAATTACATCAATTTCAGAATTATAACGATTTACTTTTGAGAGATGACTTAACGCAAGAGCAAATTGACAAGAGAAAAATTAAAATCTTTTGTGATATTGATGAAGTTAAAATTAATCTAATTTCTTTAAAAGACTACAAAGAAATAGTTACTCAAATTGATTTAGCACTTAATCAAACAGTAGAATTTCAACCTACATTTTTTATTAAAGATGTGGAGTTTGGTTTTATCCCTAACTTCGATAAGATAACGCAAGGGGAGTTTATAGATATTTCTAACTATGGAACTGATATAAATGAAATGCATAAACTTATGGCTGTTTTATTTAGACCTATTAAGAAAAAAGATTCACTAGGTAATTACGAAATCATATATTACCAAGGTACAGAGCAGTATGCTAACATAATGAAACATACACCTATGAATATTGTAAACGGTGCATTGGTTTTTTTTTCGAGTTTAGCGAGCGAATTAGTGAATTATACACAGAAATATATGGTGGTGGAACAAGCGAGGGTAGAAGTGCAAGCGACTACTTCGATAAATGGGGATGGTATGCAACCATCGATGAACTAGCAAAGGGTAAAATTTGGAAAATAGATCAGATTTTAAAAATGAACGTTCATAAAGTTCATATTCATTTAGCTCATAAGATTGATAAGCAGAATTTGAAAGCTAAGATAATGAAAGGCAATACAAACACAATTGAATTATGAACCAACTAAGCGAATTATACAAGTACTTTAAACAATTAGCAGATGCCGATGACTTGGTTAATAAAGCAATGAAGTCGGCAGACCTCAACAAAGAAACTATATTCCCTTTATTTAATATCGATATTCAAGGAGGGGGATTTACCAACGGATCAACTATTAATTTTAACGTTGAGTTATCTTGCTTTAATATTCGAGATATAAACAAAGAGATTATAACGGATGACTTTTGGGGGCAAGATAATGAAGTAGATAATCATAATTTAGCTTTAGCAGTTCTTAATAGAATTTGGCTAACTATGTGGACTGATTTTGAAAAGACAAATATAACAGCAAGTGAAAACCCAGCGTTTGAATTAGGTAGCTTTGAGGGAAGTAAATTATTAGATGGTGCAAGGTTAACTTTTACAGTTGAAACACCTAACGTAGAAATTGACTTATGTCTGTAGCAAATGAATTAGATAAGTTTGGGAAGTATGTTAAACAACAAGCTAAATCAAACCTATCTAAAAGAAAAAAGAAAGACACAGGAGCGTTATACGATGGTATAAGTTACAAAGTAGTTGAAAGCAAAAGTACAACTACATTAATATTTGACTTTGGAACAGCTAACGATTATTGGCAGTTCGTAGATGAGGGAGTAAAAGGGGTTAAGAGTTCAGCTAAAGCTCCATTAAGTCCGTTTAAGTTTGGAAGTGGCACAGGTAAAAAAGGCGGATTGACTTCGGGAGTTAACGGTTGGGTAGCAAGAAAGCGGATTCAATTTAAAGACAGGAGGACAGGGAAATTTCTAACTTACAAAGCAACCGCCTTTTTGATAATGCGAAGCATTTGGAATAAAGGTTTAGCGACAACTCACTTTTTTACAAAACCATTTGAACAAGCGTTTCAAAGATTGCCCGACGAGGTTTATATGGCTTATAGTTTAGAAGTAGATGAGAAAATTAAAATAGCATTAAAATTATGATAAAGAGTTTAAGTTCATATTATATTAACATTCCTTTTTTAAGTCCTTTGACTAGCGATGTGGCTATTAAATATACTTTATTAATTTGGGTTTGGAATGGAATAAAGTTTGCACCCCCTACAACACCAACTTATTCAAGGACTAAAAAAAATATTGATAGTTCAGTAGATACAGATGAAATAAACATAGCTAGGTTAGTAAATGATTTTATAGACTTTACGCCACAACTCGGAGCAGGAACAGGAGTTTATGATGGTAACAATCAAAGATGGGTTAAAACGGCTGTAATTTACAATACAGGAAATCCTATTGATACAAATGTAGTGCAATCACAAACTACAGTGTTAATGCTAAGGGGTTACGGTTATGGACAGAAAGGATTGAATCCACAACCACCAGCAAACAGAATATTATTACAAGGTACAGAGTTTAAAGTACAACGAAACGGATTTTTTAATTTACCAATAATTATAGATATGACATTATTAGAAAGAGTAGAATTATTAGAAGCGGAGCAAATAGCAACAGCACTAATAACAGCGGTATTTGTTCCTGATGGAGCAATGATAGCTTGGAATAAAACAGCAGAAACAATCCCAACAGGATGGGCAGAGGTTACAGACTTTAGAGGAAAAACTTTAGTAGGTAAAGATACAAGTGGATTCTTTGGAACACTAGGAGCGAATGTAGGAAGTAGTGATGCGGTAGTAGTAGCGCACACGCATACTGTTGGTATAGATACTTATCCAAATGTAGGAGATACAGTAGGACTATACGACCAAGCAACAGCGGGAAATCTTACTAATTTCACAACAGATTCGACAGGAGTTTCAGGAACAAATAAAAATGTACAGGCTTCCAGAATTGTATATTTTATTGAATACATAGGGTAATGATAATTACAGTTAAATCATATCCAAACTTAGAAATAGATTACTCGATTGATGAGGATGATATTTTAGAAGATACACATTCAAATAGTGTAGTGCAAAATGTATGGGTAAATGTTTCTGAAGCTTTAGCCGATGAATACATTGAGATAGTTTTTAACGGAGTTACTACGACTTTATTAATTACTGACGAATGTAGATACACACCAATAGATATAGCATTTGAAAACAAAGAGGGCGGTTTGCAATTCTTAACATTTTTTAAAGCTAAATCAGAAAGTATATCAGTTACAAGCGAGGAGTTTGAAAGCGATAGAGGACAGCCATCTGATGGTAATCATCAGTTTGTAAAGTTTAATGTACAAGCTAGAGAAAAGTTTAAAGTTAATTCAGGATTTGTAAAAGAAGTAATGAATGAAACATTTAAACAATTACTTTTATCGGAGCGTGTTTGGATGTTAGCCGATGATATTTATACGCCTTTAAATGTAGCTTCTAAAACTTTGGAGTACAAAACAAGACAAAAAGAACGATTGATTAATTACGAAATAGATTTCGAGTACGCTTATAACGAAATTAATAATATTTAATGATAGTAAAAATATACATAGGGAGTGAGCGACTAGATATGTTTAAGGATGAATCTATTGAGGTTAATTCATCTGTATCTACTATTAATGATATTACTAAAAATACAACCGACTATTCTAAATCGTTTACAGTACCAGCCACCAATACAAATAATCGTATTTTTAAACACTATTACGATGCTGACATAGACAATCCATTTGATGCAAGGGTAAAAGTAGCAGGAAGAATTGAGTTAGATGGTTTACCTTTTAAGTATGGTAAATGGAGATTAGAGAAAGTAAATGTTAAACAGAATAAACCTTATACTTACGGAATTACTTTCTTTGGAAATTTAGTATCGTTAAATACATTATTCGGAAATGATGAACTTACAGCTTTAAATTTTACAGATTTAAACTTTGCTTATAATTCAGATAATGTTATTACTAAATTAAATAGTAATGATGATTTAAGTTATTCATTATTTGCAAACTTGCAGTTATATTATGATTTGTCAGTAGGGGGAGTTGGCAACGTTGCTACTACTGGAGTTGATTGGAAAGCCTTAACGCCTAGTTTAAAATTGTCATCAATTATAACAGCTATTGAAACAAAGTACGGTTTAAATTTTAGCAATGATTTATTTGGGAGAACAGAAATAGCAAATATTTTTTTATTACTTTCAAGAGATACGACTCTAAACGCTAAAACAAAGCAGTTAGTAAGATGGGACACAGGGAGTAATTTATGGGTAAACTTTACAACAAATATTTTTACATTAGTAAGACCAAACCCTAGAGAATATAAAATATCAATATTCCCTGAGCCAGCGTATATGTCAAGTCCATACACGCTCTATATTTTAAAAGAGGATGTAGTTGTAGGGACTTATCCTAATGTAGTAGGGAATATCTCAGTTGATTCAGGATGGACTCCTCCTGATGGTACTTATACGTTTTATGTAGAAAGTACAGTATTTCAATATACAGCTAGATTAATACAGTATGGAGTAGGAGTGATATTGAATACATTTGCATCAGTTAATACAATTACAAGCACCTTTGAGGTTGTAAGTAATTTGCCTAAAATAAAGATAATAGATTTCTTTAAAGGTATTTCTCAAATGTTTAAAACTGTAATTATAGCCGATGAGTTTGATGATATTTATGTAAATAGTGCGCCTCAATTTTACCAACAGGGTAAAACATACGATGTTACAAGATATATTGATTTTAATACATTTGATGTTGAGCGTGGCAACCTTTTAAATATAATTAATTTTAAGTTTCAAGAACCACAAACAATATTAAATAAGCAGTTTAAGCAGAATACAGGCATAGCTTACGGAGATGAAATAAAAATAATAGACGAAACAGGACAACCACTAGACGGTAGTACTTTTGAAGTTACAGTACCATTTGAGCAAGTTCTTTACGAAAAATTACCATCTTTATCAGACGATGGCAAAACCTCTATTCAATACGGTGCTTTAATAGATGATGCTTTAGCACCGATAAACCCGAAACCGCATTTGCATTATATTTTAAATGTACCTTTGGGTGTTTCCCCTATGAAAATTATTAATGATATTGGAGTAACTGAAACAATTACAGCGGTTAACATTCCTAATTATGCAAACGTAACTGAAAACGAAAACTTTAATTTGTTATTTAGCGAGGAGTTTGGAGTTTGGAATGGAACTTTAACAAGTAATAATCTTTATACTAATTACTATAAAGCCTACGTCGATTCTATTTTTAATATAAAAAAAAGAGTTTTTAAATTTAAGGCTATATTACCCTTATGGCTTTTAACAAAATTAAAATTAAATGATACGTTAAAGATAAAATCTAATTTTTATCGAATGGATAATTACACCACTAATTTATTAGATGGTAAAACATCATTTGATTTAGTTAATAACTTTGAGAATATTTCAAACGCTTTTAATTCAAACATAACAGTATTAAATGCTGACTTTAGAAATCAAATAAAAAGTATTTACTTTTCAAATTTAGAAGATTATAGTTATTCATTTGATG